GCTTTAGGTGTGGCGTCTGGTGCGGGTGTGGTCATTACATCAACCAATCTACCGGGCACGCCAGCCTGGACGACAGAGCAGATAGCAAGTGCGGTAGGTACAGCTCCATTAGTTATCAATTACCAGCCGACAACCCCTCTTAAGTCGGCAGCGGCGGCAGTGGCGACTACCTTTGTCGCACCAGCACAGCTTCAAACAATCTGGCGCTGGAATATCAGCTACTTCACAGCGGCATAAATGTCATTCCAACTATTGCACGGTGATTGCCTCGACCTAATGGCAGGCATACCTACAGGCTCGGTCGATATGATTTTGTGCGACTTGCCATATGGGACAACAGCGTGTAAGTGGGACACGGTTATCCCGTTTGAGCCGCTATGGGCGCAATACAAGCGAATTGCAAAGCCTAATGCAGCGATTGTTCTGACAGCTAGCCAGCCGTTTACCACGGCGCTGATTAGCAGCAACATGAAAGACTTTCGTTATTGCTGGGTGTGGGACAAGATCGTTCCTAGCGGCTTTAACTATGCCCGGTTTCAGCCGATGCGCCAGCATGAAGATGTAATTGTATTTTATGCGCAGCGGCCACTTTACGATGCAAATGGAGAAGCACACGCAGCGCCAGTTAAATATAAACCCGCGCACAGCGCCAGCGATTCTTCGCACATGACGCACAGTATGAACCGGGACATAGTGCTTACAGCGACACATAAAAAGAAGCGTTCAATCCTGAAGTTTCAAAAAATCAGAGTCGGTGACCACCCCACACAAAAGCCCGTAGCCTTAATGGAGTACCTAATCCGCACCTACACCAACGAAGGCGAGACGGTACTTGATAACTGCATGGGCAGCGGCACTACAGGTGTCGCATGTGCCAACACTGGCCGGAGCTTTATCGGCATGGAAAAGGATGCGGCTTACTTTGAGATAGCCCGCCAACGAATAGAAACGGCGCAATTGCCACTATTACAGGCGGCATAAACCATGCTGTTAATTCAGCTAAACCTACAAGCTGCTGCTGGTTTAACGCCAGTCAGCAGCGACCTAGCAGGTACATACACAACCCTGCAATCTGTCTCAAGTGACAGCGCTGGCAACTACGCCGCTTTATCGCCCGTCAGCCAAGACGCAGCGGGCTCTTATGCAGTGCTTGCGTCGGTATCGTCTGACCTGGCTGGCAGTTACCAGACGCTGGCGAATGTTTCAGCCGATGCGCCGGGAAGTTACGGCGTTTTGCAGCCTGTCAGTGGCGACAGCGGCGGCGCGGCGACGGTGTTGCAGTCGGTTAGCAGCGACTTGGCGGGCAGTTACACCGTTTTGCAATCAGTCCAATCTGATGCAGGCGGCGCTTATTCAGTGCTGTCGCGTGTGTCGTCTGACACGGCGGGAACGTATGAGGTGCAGAGCGCCATTGTCGCGCCAGCAGGCGGCGGACACGGCTTTGAAATGTACGGCGGCAAGCGCGTTGTACGCATACCGCTACGCCAGCGGGTGCTTCAGGTGGTTGCTGATCCCGTCAAGCCTAAGACCGTCAAAGCACGGCGCGCGGCAAAGGTGATCGAGGTCAAAGCCGCCAAGGTGGTTTTGGCTGACGGTGGCGAACAAAAGATAAAAGCGCTGATGCGTCAGTGGGTGGCACTTGCACCTATTCCGCAACAGGCTGACCCGTATGAGCTATTCCTAGCAAGTGTGGCGCTCCGAATCCGGCAAATTGAGCAGGATGACGAAGACGTTATTTTTATGATGATGGCATGAACGAACAACAAACCCAGAACGACTTGAACCGCGCAGAACACGCCAGCCGGTTGCTGCAAGACGAGCTATTGACGGGCGCACTAGCGGCCATCAAGGGCGAAGTACAACGCGCCTGGATCGACTGCCCACAGCGTGACCACGAGGGCAAGGAGGCGTTGTGGCAATTGGCTAAAACAGCCGACAAGTTTGAATCATTGCTTAGGGGCTACGTCGAGACGGGCAAGCTAGCAAAGGCCAACCTAAAAGCGTTTGATGAGCGCAGGGGCATCAGCCGGATATTTGGTTAATATGGCGACATGACCAAACAAAAAACGTACAGCACTGATCCCGGCATTTGGGGTTGGATGGCAGAGAACATGCCCGCATTAGCCGCAGAGATTGGCCCAATGTCGCACGACGAAGCGCGTATCCGTTTGAATCAGGAAACAGGGCTGAACGTATTACCGGATGACTTGGTTTGGGTTGGACATGAGCAGCACCTAGAAGCGCTGAAAGCTCTAAAAGCAGAAGTTGGCGGATTCGGGCCGCACATCAAAAACATGGGGACACCTATCACCGGCCCCGTGCAGATATATGAGGATAACTTCCCAAACAGTTAGCGACTGACAGCACCCAGTCATTAAGAGCCACCCTTGAGGTGGCTTTTTTATTGGTGCTACTGATTGCCGGATAACCACCGGCCATATCAACTATGAACGACGACCAAGCCACCCCGGCAGTCGATCCACAAGTGGCGTTACTCGCTGCCCTGGACGACACGCCGCAAGACGAACCAGAGCAGGAAGAGGGCGAAGCGCCTGAAGTTGTCGAGCCGGAAACGCCCGACGACACCGAAGAAGACGACGAAGAAGATGACGAAGGGTCACCAAAGTCAGACCAGAAATACCGGGAGAAATACCGGGTGTCATTTAAGAATGATGACGGCAGCGACGGCCATGAAGACCTGACGATTGCTGAGTTGGTAGCGGGCAACATGCGTAACAAAAATTACACGCAAGGCAAGCAGCAGCAAGCAGACGCAATCAGGCAAAACGAACAAAAAACTTTCGACGCGGTACAGCAAATTAATCAGCAAGCGCAAAGTGAACTTCGCGTACTGAGAAATGTTTTGCTGAACGCAGCCGCGCCAGAACTACAGAATGTGAACTGGCAACAGCTCGCATCTGAAGACCCGGCGCGTTATGTCCAGTTGCAGGCTAGACAGCAGCAATTGGGGGGTGTCTTGTCTCATTTTGATGAGCAAGGGCAACAACTTAAAAACCAACAAGAGCAACAAGAAGCAGCATTCAAAGCACAAGAGCGTGAGCAAACCAAACAGGACTCACTAGCCTATCTGCAACGGGAAATCCCAGGATTCAACCTACAAGCAGAGGCCGCAAAACTCGTTGACTTTGCCCGCAAAAGCGGTGTACCCCAAATAGATTTAGACGAAATCAAAGGGTATCAATTGCACTTGTTGCGCGATGCGATGCAGTGGAGACAACTGCAAACCGCAAGACCCAAGGCGATGCAAAAGGTAATTGAGGCCCCAAAGGTCATCAAGCCCGCCGCACCGCAACCCAAAAAATCTAACCAAGCCGCTCTGCAACGCCTGCAATCCACAGGCCGCGCTAGTGATTTGGTTGCATTCCTGTAATCAGGAAAAGAAAGACACAAAATGGCACAACCAGTCAACACCTTTGACAGCTATGTCGCAGTGGGTAACCGTGAAGATTTGCAAGACAAAATCTACATGGTCACGCCTGAAAAAACGCCCGTTCTCTCGATGGGCCGTCGCTTCACCGCTACCGCACGTTTCCACGAATACCAGCGCGATTCGCTGGCAACGCCTAACAAGGACAACGCCGTAATCGAGGGCGATGACCGCACCGGCACAGTGCTGACCGCTACCCAGCGCGTAGGCAACTTTGTGCAGTTGCTGGACAAGGTGGCGATTGTCACCACGTCGCAAGAAGTCATCAAGAAGGCGGGCCGCTCCAGCGAAATGAAGTACCAGATCGCTGAAAAGGCAATCCCTGAGCTGAAGCGCGACCAAGAGGCAATGCTGATTTCCAGCAACCCCGCAGTGGCTGGCTCCAGCACCGTTGCCCGCAAGTCGGCAGGCTTGGGCGCGATGATCTTCAGCAACGTATCGCATGGCGCGACAGGTTCCACCACAGCGCACACTTCCGGCGCTGCTACGGTTGCCCCTGTTGTCGGCACGCTGCGCGCGTTCTCTGAGCCGCTGCTCAAAACCGTGCTGGCTTCGATCTACACCAATTCTGGCGACCAGCCTGATTTCGTGTCGGTTTCGCCTTCGCACAAGCAGGCGTTTTCTGCCTTTGTCGGCATCGCTGTGAATCGTTACCAAGTGCCAAAAGGGCAGCAGGGCGTGATCATCGGCGGCGCTGACATCTATGTCGGCGATTTCGGCGAGCTGACCATCGTGCCAAATTATGTTCAGGCGACGGCCAATCCTAACGTTGCATTGATTCTGAACAAAGAGCAGTACGGCATGGCTTACCTGCAAGGCATGAAAAGCGCGCCGCTGGCTAAAACCGGCCATAGCGACAAGGAAATGGTCAGCGTCGAATGCTGCGCTGTTGCCCTGTCGGAGCGCGCTTTGGGCAAGGTTGCAGACCTGATCCTGTAAGCCTAACGGCATCAGTCAAAAGCCTCCTTCGGGGGGCTTTTTTTATGTCTTCACGCAAAGAGGACACAAAAAAAGCAAAGGCAAAACATGCGAACAGACTCACTTCAAATTCTTGACATTAATCAGGCGCAAGGCATACGCACCGAAGTACATGAGGAAGATGGCAAGGTCCATTTTGTCAAGACTTACAACGCAGAGCCGTACTTGAAATATGCATCCGAGGCGCGGGCTATCACGGCAGGTCAAAGCTGGGGGCCGCTGGGTCGCCATGTCGGCGTTATCCCAATGGCAGAACTAGGCCAGATGATGCGGCGCGACGGGTCTTTTGACAAAAAAGAGGTGCGCAAGTTTCTACAAAAAAACCCGGCCTTTGTCACATTTGAGAAATATCTAAAAGAACAGCGCAAGGGTTAACACATGGCTATCACCACAGCAACAGAGCTAAAAACCGCGCTGGGTAATTGGCTGAACCGTACCGACCTAGGCGCGCGCCTGGACGAATTTATCGTATTGGCTGAATCGCGCCTAAACCGTCAATTGCGCGTGCGGGGTATGGAAGCCTCAATGCTCAGCACGGCGCTGGTGGACGGCGCTACAGCCCTTCCTGTCAGCTTTTTAGCCTTCAAAGAATTGCGCGGCGACTATGCGGGCGGCTACACGCTTGAGCCACGCCCGCTTGAGTGGATACGCAACCAGGGCGCGGCGGGCGGTTTCCCCGGTTACTACGCCGTGACCAATACGCAGGTTGTGTGCTATCCCGGCGACGGCAGCGTTATGGGCACGTACTACCAAGCCCTCCCAAGCCTCTCAAGCAACGCCGTTAACTGGCTGCTTTCGGCGCACCCTGACCTTTACCTGATGGCCTGTCTTGAAGAGGCATCGGTTTACACCCGCAACGAAAAGCTCGGCGTGATGGCAGGCACCCGTGCGCAAAACATTATTGATTCGCTGCAATCGTCTGACAATGCCAACGCCATCAGCGGCGGGCCTTTGGTGGTCAGAATCCGATGACGCCTTTACTCGGCTTTATGCCGGACGCTGACGTCACCGTGCCCGGTGTGCTGGTGGATTGCGTCAACTTTATACCTTACGAAAACGGCATGGAGGGTGGCCCCGTGGCTTCAACGCCTACGGACGTCCCTGCTCTGGCGGCTGAATGCCTGGGCGCGGCGGTGCTGACCAATTTGGCAGGCGTGCGCCGCATCATCGCAGGCACGGCGACAAAGTTGTATGAGCTGGCGGGTGGTGTGTGGTCTGACGTTTCGCGGGTTGCTGCTTACGGCGCAACCACCGATTTCCGCTGGTCAATGGCGCAATTTGGCAACACGACCCTTGCAGCCAATAAAAGCGATGCAATGCAGCGCTCTACCGGCACAGGGATTGCCTTTGCAGACATAGCCACAGCACCCAAGGCCGACATAATTTTCTCTGTCGGATCGCAAGTCATGGCGCTAAACGTCAATGATGGCGTTGACAAGCCGGACGGCTGGCACGTCTGCGCGGCCAACAATGAAACCGATTGGACGACCTCCAGCACCACACTGGCAGCAAGTGGGCGGCTGGTATCAACACCCGGCGTCCTGACTGCTGGCGCACGTCTGGGTGAGTTTGCAGTAGCTTATAAAAACAAAGCTGTGTTTGTCGGGCGCTTTGTCGGCGCACCGTCAATCTGGGACTGGACGCCTGTCGCTGGCGGTGAATCGGGCTGTGTCGGTAAAGAGGCATTGTGTGACTTGGGCGGCGTGCACTTTTATGTGGGCGACGACAATCTATGGTTCTTTGACGGCACGCGGCCTATTCCTGCGGCTGACGGGGCTGTCCGGCAGTGGTTCAATGACAACTGTTCTCCCTCATTCCGTTATCGCTCAAAAGCTGTATTTGACCGTGCAAGAAACCGCGTTTGGTTGTTCTTCCCGTCTGTCAGCTCCCAAGTGTGCGATTCAGCCATTGTTTACCACGTTCAAACAAAACAATGGGGCCGCGCAGATCGCTCCATTCAGGCCACGCTCAATTACATATCGTCCGGGCTGACCTATGACACCTGGAGCAGCGCAGGCGCAACTTATGACGCCTTGCCCGCTGTTTCCTTTGATTCGGCCTTCTGGCTGGCAGGCTCGCAAGCCTTGGCCGCATTCAACACGTCAAACCAGCTCCAAACTATCAATCAAACCTCTACCGGGTCAAGTTTCACCACGGGCGATGCGGGTGACGACGACAGCACCAGCCTGATCGACAAGGTTAAATTGCGCTACGCCTCAAACGCCGCGCCAGCGGCTGCAACGATTCAAATGTTTAGCAAGGCGAACAGCGGCGAAGCACTGACGATGGGCACAACCTCTACCCTGAACGATGGCAAGTTTGACGTATTGCAGGAAGCCAGATGGCACAGAGCCGTTATCACCTTCACAGGCCCGGTGCGCGTAACCGGGATTGACGCACGGCTAAAACCTGTAGGTGAGCGATGAGGGTCAACAAAACGCCGCGTATCGCGCAAGACGCTATTTTGTCGCGTGAACTGGCAGAACATGCCACGCTGATAAACCTGATGACAGACGGCAAGCTGACCGGCACCAACAACGCCATGCCAGCCGCGCCCACGGGCGAGATGTACGCGCAAGGCGACTTTGTGCGCAATAGCCTACCGACAGAGATTGGCGCGATAGGCAGTAAATACGTTGTGCTGGGTTTTATGTGCGTGCTGGGCGGCACGCCGGGGACGTTTTTGCAATGCAGAGCTTTGACGGGTAACTAATGAACCTCGTTCACATCCCCGCCTCGCACACCGATTTTGCATATCGTGACGGGGCGGACGCATTAAGCCAAGCGTGCGATACGTCAGGCGGTGAGATTACAGGCTCGCAACTGAAGATGATGTTAAGCCGTGGCGAACGTCAACTATTGCGCATGGATGTAGACGGCAAAACAGTCGGCTGGGGCGTCGTCAGGGTTGACCAATTGCCCAATGTCCGGGTGCTGCACATTACCGATTTAGTCGCACCGCACGGCCATTTTGAACGCTTTTTCACCGCTATCAAAGAACTAGCAGCTTCTCAGGGCTGCTCAAAAGTACGCTGCGCAGCCAAGCCCGCACAAGCGCGGCTGTATCGCATGAAGTGCGGATTTAAATCGGTTTACGAAATACTAGAAGTGGATTCAATATGACAATATCTCGACAAAAACTATACGCCTTTGGTGAGGCTTTTGGCGATTCCGCTACGTGCTATAAACCGGGCGGGCGCATCTACGGCGGCGGGGGCGGCAACTCTGGCGGCACGTCCAGCACCATGCAAAGCATCCCCGACGAATTGAAGCCATTGGCAAGCGCGTACACCGGCAAAGCCATCGGCTTGACAAATGAAGGCTTTACACCATACGGCGGGGATCGTTACGAGGGTTTGAACGGCACGCAAAATCTCGGTATCGGCATGACGCAAGGCCGCGCCATGAATGGCGATGCCACAGTTAACGCAGGCCGGAGCTACTTGCAAAGCCAGCTCAATTCAGGCCCACAACAAGCGACAAGCAACGCCTTTGCACAATCTGGTGGGCAGGCGACAAGCAACGCCTTTGCACAATCAGGCGCGCAAGCTACAAGCAACCCATACGCGCAGCAACAAAACCCGTATCTGGACTCGATGGTTAAAAAGGCGCAGGCCAGCGTTTTAGGCAACGCACAAGCTGCTGATATGCGCTCTGGCTCATTTGGTAATTCGGGTGTTGCAGAACAGGCCGCAAGGCAGATGGGCGAAGTAGCGACAAATATGTATGGCAACGCCTATAACGGTCAGGCGCAGCTTGCAGAATCCGGCGCGTCACGTAATGACGCACTGCGCCAATTGCAGGCCAACTTGGCGGAATCCGGCGCATCGCGGAATGATTCGATGCGGCAGCTACAGGCAAACCTAATGGAATCGGGCGCATCACGCAATGATGCGATGCTTCAAAACTACCGAAGCAACAATTTGAACGCAGCGCAATTGGGGCTAGGCTATGGCGACCAAGCCTACAAAGACGCGGGCCAACTAATGAAGGCTGGACAGATACAGCAAGACCAAGGCCAGCAGGGGCGTGATTTCCAATTCTCGCAGTTCCAAGAGCAGCAAAACAAGCCTTACAAAGACTTGGCGGCTATGTCCGGCGTTTTTGGCAGCAACCTGGGCAGCTCTAGCTCAACCACGCAAACCGGCGGCGGGGGCAAATAATGAGCTTTTTTGATGACCTCCTAAAAGACCCCGCACTCATGGCGCTGCTGGGCGGCACTGCCATGCTCGCAACTGGCGGCTTGGCGGCTCCGGCTGTAGCGGGTGCTGCTGGTGGTGGTGGTCTGCTAGGCAGCGCAGCACTAGGCGCTGAAGCGGTAGGCGCAGCGGCCAGCGGTAGCGGGATATTAGGCAGCGCTGCGGTAGCTGACCCTATCGCCGCTTATCTAGCGACCGGCGCGACTGAGGCATCCACGCTAGGCAGCGCGTTTACCGGCGCGGGCGGCTCGGCTGGCGCGGTAGGGCAGGGATCTACAGCGGGGCTACTGAATATGGGCAAACAGGCATACGGTTACGCCAAGCCGATAGGACAGGCAATGGACGCAGGCATGAAGATCAAAGGCATGTTTGACGAAGGCCCGCAAGCGCCGATTCAACCGTCACCGATACAGCAAAACATGGGCGGTAATCAGGTGCTGGGGCAGCTCGCACAGCAAGGCACGCAAGATCAACAACAGACCATGCAAGCGGATATTGAACGCAGAAAACGGCGCATGGGTATTTTGGGGGATTCACAATGAACGGTTTGCTTGACTTTTTGCAATCACCCGGTGGTCAGGGCTTGCTCGGCTCGGTTGCGGGCTATGCAGCTAACGCACGGCGCGGCACGCCGATTAACAACATCGGGCGCGGCGGCTTGGCTGGCTTGCTGGCTTATGGCGGGGCGCAGGAC